CCCAGATGACACTCCGGGACACCGGAATGTCTCTACCGTAGATACGGCGGTGAAAGCATTCTCACAGATCACTTTGGGAGATGCTTTTGAAGGCGTTAAGGATATGGCTGGAGAAGTTGGCTCTTTATTGGGCTACTTTCTGGACAAACCTGACGTCTTGGATTCTCAAGATAGTTTCAACGCGGAAGCTAGTATTGACCTTTTCAACACTGACAGACCAGATACTAATGTATCAGTCAGCGTTTGTAGAGGCCGTTATGTAGACCCCGGAGCAGGTAGAATACCTATGAGTAAGGATTTTACCATGTCCCAGTATGCACAGATACCAGGACAAAGAGCAACAGTTAACTACTTTGCTGCTAAGGGAGACACTATTAGCTATTCGTTAATACAGAAGCACAGCACGGGAACGACTAAGAAGATACCTTTAGATTATTGTTGGATTTCCAGCAAATATTGGAGAGGATCTATCAAGGTGTTGCTCGTGTTTGTGGCTTCGTCTTTCGTGAGTGCGCGATTTGTGGTACAATTTATAAACGATTCTATGTACACAGATGGCTTTGCTGATCCATACGACTGTGGTGTTTCACGTGTGATAAACGTGAAGGGTGATACTGTAACAGGTATTACCTTACCATGGATGGATATGGATTGGTGGAGAGAGGGCGCATCGCCTAAGATTTCTATTACGTGCGATAGTGATATCGCAACTTCTGATACCGTCACCGACCCGCAAATAGGTTTGCTAACGTGGGTCGCTGGAGGGGAAGATATTCAGTTTGCATGGCCGAGAATTATACAGTACGGGGAGTGGGGCCCTGCTTCTTCTACGTTCGATGAGGACCGCGTTCAAACCGCGGTTGGAGGATGTTTTAAGGACAAGGCTTTATTTCCCGCTATAGTAGAAAATTGTTATGGCGGTCATGATGACGGGTGGTGTACGGGAGAGGTGATTGGCTCCCTTACAGAACTCGCCAAGAGGTACACACCGGTGACTAACCTGAATGGTTTAACCAGTGATCAAGCTTTACTGAATGGATTTCGGTGGGGAGCTTTGGATGCGAACCCTTTGTTTGCTTACAATGCTGCCAACTTTGAGAACCTTAGGTTTAGATCATCCTTCTTTGGACAAATTAGAAGTATGTTCTGGGCCCGATCAGGAGGCTATCGCTGGAGACACTATTCAAGTGCTAGTGCTAAATACCAGTGGGTTGTAACTGATGATGACGGCGGAACAGTGCCGTATGGGACACAGTACCACACAGGTGATGACGGAGTGAGTCGTTTGACGATTCCTCAAGTTATGCCGTGGCCGTACGAGTATCTCAGGGATTATAGTGCCCCCTATCCACCGACGCATGGCTTGTCGATCTCGGCAGCCACAGCGACAGTCCCACCATCAGACAATCAAAACACAGTTTATCTCGCCGCACGCGACGATTTACAACTGGGATTCCCTATCTTACCGACGAACTTAACAGTACCACTGAGTTCGGAACGGGACGGTAAGAAACCATCTGAAGGAAAAACAGATAAGCGCCTAAAGATGAGTAGGAAGGGCGATACCTCGACGATCGATCAGAAATGATCGTGATTAATGTCGGTA